TGTACTTTGGATCGTACAACATACCGCAAACAGTAATCTTTTCACCAATGCGTTGGTCAATCAAATCAGAGTTAACGCAAAAGTCATCAGCAATGTTCCAGATCTTAGGATCGCGATTACCACGACGGCCCATGTGATCGTAAACAGCGTGAAGCACTTCGTGTCCTACCAAGAACTCAACTTGCTTGAGTGGCATCTTGTTCACGAACTCAGAGTTGTAATAGAAAGTGCGGCCGTCAGTTGCGGCAGTTGGGCACCAGTCGTCGGCGTTAACTAGCTTCATACGAGTTGCTAGGTTACCAAAGAACGGTGCTCGCAGTAGCAAGCCAATGCGGGCAGTAACGAGCTTTTCGCGGACTGCGGCATCAACTTTGGGATCAGTTTTAGTTACGGGCTTTTTTTCTGCAACTACTTCAGACATAAGTACTCCTTGTTTATGTGTATATTATACACGATTTGTCATTTCGACACAAATTTGTAATGTAATACTCAAGTATTACTGTTTTGGCGCCTTTGGGACCATCATATACGATGCACTTGCACGGAAAATCGGCTTGCCTTCTAGCATAAGAAGACATTGTGCAGAACACAGTTGTCGTCCGATTTTTAAAATTTCAACCTTTGCAGTAATCCAGTTACCAACATGGGCAGTACCTAAAAAGTCAGACGTCATGGTAATGGTGGTAGGATGGTAATCGCTTTGTTTTAGTTGCATCCCGAACAATTTTTTATGTAGGACGTGCCCCATTAAGTAATCGGCGCCTACCAAGAAGATGCCACCACCGGCATGTCCTTTGTTGCTACGTGAATGTTCGGGCCTTACAAAGAAACCCAATTCTGTATCACTGTAATAGAATTTGCCATAATCATAAGCTGGGGGCAAATTCTCAAGTGGTTTAAATCCTTCTGGTGGTGTAAAATCCATCATTAACTCCATTTTAGTTGCAAGTGTGCCAATTCGGGGCCATCCTTTAAAAACAGCCTATACTCATCGTCCTGCCAAGCCCACTTGTAACTCTTTGTACGTTCTGGTGGGTTGTAAACGCATACTGTATTAACATCACATCCTGGACCATAGTTATCCCAGAACCATTCTCTAAGCTCTAAGTACTGGTCGCCTAGTGGCCACTTATTTGGCTCAACAAAGTAATCAAAGGTACCATATGCCTTGTACCTTCTATCTACTTTTGAAACTTTAAACTGCATAGCAGGAAAAGGGGCCGAAGCCCCTTTCCATTTTACTTACCGCTTGCGGCAATGATGTACTTGCCGAAACGCTTGTGGAACTCGTCAAAGTTCTTCATCTTGCCTGGAACCATTGGCAAGTTGTAAGTAGTAAGCGCAACACGAGCACCCATCACAACCAGTTCAGTAGAGAAGTTCTCCATCATGAACTTCAGGAAGTTGTCTGCTTGGCTGTGCCAGTCAGCAATCTTTTCCTTGCCGAGCTTTTTGTATTGCTCTTGCAGTTCGTAGCACATGCTGATAGTCAGCGAGTACATAGCAGACACTTCTTTAGTCTTCAGCTCAGTAACCTTACCAGACAATACGTCGGATGGGTTAGGCATTTGACCTGCAACCTTGCGGTGTGCCATAAACTTAACTGCCAAGCCTTCACCAACAGTGCCAGTGATCAAGTCAGTCAACTCTGCGTCACTTGCATCCTCGTCGTACAAGAACTGTGACACGAAGCTCCAGCTACGTGGAGTAGCGAATGCACGGCTTGCAGACTTAGGATCAAAGTCAAACATGTCTTGCTTGGCAAAGCTCAAGTAACCAACCACGTCCTTGTGGACTTTCTTGTTAATAGCCCATTGTTGCCATGCTTCGAAGTCCGGACGGATTTCCAAGTGAACAAAACGGTTAGCCAGTGGGCTAGGCATACGATAAGTAACACCTTTGTCGCTTTCACGGTTACCAGCCGCAACAATAACAACGTTATCGGGCAGTTTGTACTTACCGATTCGACGGTTCAAAATCAGCTGGTAACCAGCAGCCTGAACAGCCGGAGCCGCAGAGTTCATTTCGTCCAAGAACAGCACAACAGTCTTAAACTGTTTTGCGAATTCTTCGTCTGGCAAGTCGATTGGGGGAGCCCAATCCATCTTCTCAGAATTCTTGTTGAAGAATGGGATACCACGAATGTCAGTGGGTTCCATTTGGCCCAAACGCAAGTCGATCATTGCATCAGGGGAACCGTTTAGTTCTTCGGTGATGCTAGCGACCACTTCGGACTTACCGATACCGGGAGGGCCCCACAAGAACAAAGGACGCTTGTTTTTAAAAGCGCGGAGGATACGTGAACGTGCTTCTGCAGGGGTTACGCTACGGGTCTCAGTTACAGCCATTTGGTGCTCCTTAAAAAAATTGCTGTTAAGAAAAAATTTACTATGTGTCTATTATATGCTAGAACGTCTTTAACGCCTAATCATATCTTTGCGGCATAAACAACACCGGGGGTGCCCTTGGGGGCTTTGAGTGGCACACGGCCAAACAAATCGTTAGTCTTGAAATACACAGGCTTGGCTTCCACTGGGGGACGACCGCGCACAGTGCGTTTCACACGGGGCTGAGTTTCGAAGTCCTCATCGCCGTAAACACCGTAGTGAATTAGACCAGTTTTAGTGCGGATAATGCGAGCTTGCATTTGGGTTCCTTTTTGTTACTATACCAATATTATACAACAGATGTCTTTTCTGGGCAAATTACATTGACCAGAATGTTTCGCTGGCTGGGTTGCAACACCATGGGGTGTCATGTGCAATTTCCACGTCCTTGCCGGTCATCAAGTTCTTTACTACTTTAGTAGTAGGAACGTACTCGAATCGGAACGTAGGCACAGGGTACAATCCGCTGAAAACAAGTTCATTTACTTCGCGCACCATACCAGCACGGGTACGATCTGTCCAAACCGTAGTGCTAAACAAACGCTCACCTGTTTTAGTGCGACGATCTGTTTTGTAGATGTACATAGTCCAATTTTGTTTCACAGTAGACTCCTTTTTGCTTGCTATGTATCTATTATAACCGAAAAAGCCATTTCTAGTCAAATTTGGGCAAAAAAGAATGGGGCTTGTTGCATCAAAACAACAGCCCCAAAGTAGCACTTGAGTATTACTTTTTCTGCTTAGAAATTAAGCACAATTTTACCATAGTGAAGGTTGAGCATAACCTGCTTCATGTTCCAAGAGCCATTTCTGGCAGCTCGGCCAATGTCATAGCGGTCCAAGTTGCGGAAACGCTTTCTAACACCAGTGTCGCTGGTAACGCTCACTTGCCAATAGTCAGCATCGTTGAACGCCCATTTACGACCTAAGCCATCAGTGTATGTCCAACGTCGGATATCGCGTGTGTTAGTAGCTTTCTTGTCGGCGCCAACGAGTGTGCAACTCTTGCACAATTCTTCGGCAATAACAATGTCGCGTTCAAGTTCACGGCGCTTGGCAATACGGTCTAGCTTACCACCAATGCTCATCAAGTCCTTACCATTGAGACCCATAAGGGTCGCATAGTTAACCAGGGCACGAACTTGATCTTGCTTGTCTGCTGAGAAACGTCTAAAGCTCAACAGCACTTCTTCTTCGATAGTTTCTTCACTCATTTGTAACTCCAAAATATTCGTAATGCTTGTTTAGGTCCCAAGTAGTTAAGTCTACCTTAGTACCATCGTGTGTTTCAATTTGAACCTTGGGCAATACTAATTGATATCGTTGCCAAAAGTTTACAATGCTAGGCGTCTGGCTTCCAGTTGCCTTTGATGCATTTAATTTCTTATGGTTTGCTTTACGCAAAACACAAGTTGGCGGATTCATTGCCTCTTCAACTGTTATTCGGCCCACAATTAGCAATTCACGCACAATAGCGGCAGGCAACACATGTTCAAAGTCCGTTTTATCTCCAGGCTTTAGCCCGACTTCTCGATAGTGTCCGCCAGTATGTTCCTTAATGCAGTAACCGTGATATCGGCGCAACAAAAAGTCAATTACATCTCGCAGTAGGCGTGCAGTTTGATTCATTGTGGTGAGCTTTTTATAGCTCCATACGCAAAGTTTTAACCCCCGGCGTACAAACACTTCAGTCTCGGCATAGCTCTGACCTCCGCGTTGTACCGGGGTTAACTTAACTTGCTTAAACCCTTCTAGGCGCTCGTTAAGTGTTTTCATATTAGAACAAGTCCGTAGTTGATGGAACATAAATGTTCATTGGTTGCTTAGGAAACTTAAATCCTTTGCCTTGCTTCGGTGCCCAAGTATTTTTCAACTGGTGCCAAAAGAAGCTCAATCCAGTTGGCGTGTTCTTGTTGTTCTTAGGCGCAGGACCCCATGCAGTTTTAGGCAGGTTGTTTGCCTTGTTAATACGTTCCCACGCATTAACAGTTGCTTGGTGACACTTTTCCCAGAACACACCTTTGCTGTCAAAGTTTGCATCAAATAAGTCAATGCAGTGTTGTGCTATATCCTCAATTTGAGCATCAGTTAAGGTAATGTCGTTTTGCTCACACAGCGCCATAAAGCTGATGATAATTGGAATTTCCTTACTGTTGATAGCACGTTGTTGTTCTTCAACAATGTACTTGCCGTATACAGAGAATTGTCGCACAACTTCGGCACTAAACTCGTCAATTTCGTTGAGACGACTAATAGCACCAATTTCTTCGGTGTTATTAAACTTGTCAGCAGTAATGAACATACCTGCATTAGCAATATGTTTCCATTTTGTATGCGCCGCAACCCAGTCTGGGTCAGTTACACCATCTTTCTCTACGCCAAAAATCTTTTGTTCAAAGATGTCAATGATGTCAAGTGGCTTCTTACCAGCATTTTTGCCAGTAGTAGAATTCATGTTAATAAACAAGTTACGAATGTCGGCGCGGCTAGAAATTTCGTAGATGTTCGCAGGCACAGTAACAGTTGTTAGGTCCAGATTCAACGCATACTTTGCGATGAGATACAAAGCGATAGCGGTATGCTGGCTGTCCCAGGCACCCCAACCAGAGTCAACTTCACCGCCTACACCAAACACTTGGATAGGCTGTGCTTGGTATGCACGGAAGTTTGTGATAATTTTAAGAATCCATTGCAAGTCGGGCTCGCGTTGCATTGTAGTATCAATCATGATACTCAGCATTGGAACTTCGGTTGCTTTAACAAGGGGGAAGTGAGTGCGTTCGTTTAGGCTTTTAACTTTGGGATAGCTTTTCTTAAAGGCACGAATGGCTTCTTTAAGTTTTGCGTCAAAGTTTGCTTTACCTCGTTTTGGCAGACTGTTGTAAGTTGCTTCAAAGCGTTCGACCACGTTGATGAAGTGGGACTCAGAGCTATCGAACTTAGCGTTGCGGGATTCCGCGTAGGTTTGCGTGGCTTGTGCCATGATAATTTCCTTTTTTGGGTAGCAATACAACATAGTGGCCCTATGCCAAGACATTGTGTTTATGCTAACAGTTGTGTGGGTTTTACACCACAAGCTAATTATAAAGGAAAACCCCGATTATAGTCAACCGGGGCTTAGATTTAGTTAAAATTGTTGTATTTTTACAACACTCTTACTGCTACTTTTTGATGCTTGCTAACGTATCCGATATATTCATATTTGATCTTGTTAGCTTTAACAAATTCTTGCCAGGCCTTAAACTCGTCAAGTTGCCATCCTGGGTAGTTCAAGTACTCGTCAAACACAATAACAGTGCCTGGCACAATGTTCTTTTTTAGTTCGTTAAGAACAGTAACAGTGCTTGAGTACAAATCACAGTCGACGTGCAGTAATGCCACTGGTTGTTTTTGTTGTACATCTTTTACAAAGCCTGGCAATGTTTCGTTAAACCAACCTACCCACAGCTCACAGTTCTTGCGAACACGCGGTAAACTAGTACGTGCAAAGAATCCCTTGCGCATACGGCTTGTCCAGTCCTCAGGCAATCCAACAAATCCATCAAAGCCGTAAACTGTTTTTTGTGGAAGTAAACGTGCAAAGTGATTTAGTGTACGACCAGTTGCAACACCAAATTCAAGTACAGTACCTTTTGCAACTAAGAATGGATCTAGTTGTGTACGTGCGATCCAGTCATGTAAGTCGTAGTCAGTATCAAAGTTGGGAATTGCTCGCATATTCTCTTGAATGTAACGTGCAGATTCTTCACTTGCTAGACGCTTGGCAGTGAAGTCGGTATCAATGACATCAGTGTATAGGCCAAGCATTTGTTTTTGTACGGCGCTAGGTTGTGGGTAACGCCACCATTCTTCTAAACGGTCTTTAATTCTAAATAAGTCTATCATAATTTAACTGTTAATTTGCAGGTTGTCGAGATATGCGTTTAAATCGCCTGCATGTAGTTGTAACATTATAGCATCTTGTTCGCCAAATACAATCAATTCGGTATTCTTAACAAAGTAAGGTGCAGTAAATAATCTTTCCAATTGAAGTAAATGCTTACTCCTAATAGAGTTCTCATCTAGCTTAATTGAATAAGTTTTTTGTTTCAGGTTGTCTTTAAAGAATTTCAGCCCAAAGTTTGTTAACCTTAGGCTGTTGTGGTTGGTAGGATTGCGCCACCAGATCTTAGTCATCTCTTCAAAGACATTAGGATCTAGTTCAGCTTCCTTAAGAACGCGGCGTTGATACTCGCGTTGTCTGTTATGGGTAGATTCGTTCACCTTCTTTTAGTAATACGACTGTAAATTTATCTGTTTTAAATAGCGAATTTAACTTCTTGCACAAGTTAATCGCATGTCCACTGTTACTAAATGAAACCTTTTTATATTTAGGTCCGGGGTAATGCACTAACGTATTGAATGTTTTCAAGTTAATGGGCTTACCGTCATAGTGAACTGCCCATATGCCATCACTGGCAAGCACTTGATCTGCTTTGTATGATGTTTTATTAACATGTTCTATTAGAACAGTTGGCTTTGGTCTTGACATTTCACGTATCCTTGATATAACTATTTATCTTCGTTATATATGCACTTTAAAACTTACCGCCATCTAATTGAACTTGTATTACTTCGTCTGATTTGACTTTTGTATTGAGTTCTACAACTAGAGTCATTAAGTTAAAAATGTCAGCTTGTAAACTACGTGCATCTTGTGCTGACATAGTGATTTCGCGACCATTGGTTTGCCCCATTGCTCGGACACGATCGTTAAAGTTTTTTAGATGTATTGTTGTTAAATGCTCAACCATTTTTTGCTTCACTTTCAGATTTGAATGGACCTTTGTGCTCGTACCTATTCAACGTAATTAATTTAGGACAGTATTCTTTAATCCAATTGCTACCATACTTAACTAGATAATATCCCGCACAAAAGAAACTTCTACTTTTAGCAGACTTTGTGTAGATTGGAAGTCGTCTTGCTACATCATAAACTTCGTTGTAGCTTTTTCCCTGACACGGGTAACCATAGACTTCGCCAGCATGAATGTTTTTAATCTTTTCTGCTCTTACAAAATCGATGTTATATTTCTTGCTAATCATTTTAATACTAGCAAAGCGCTCACGCTCATTATCATGCACGTAAGCAAACCCGCCCTCATCAATTGCCTGGATTGTGGCAACCTTGTTACCTTGTTCTTCTACGATCCAATACTTGTTTTTAACCACTGGTTTTGCAATAGCGTTCATTTGTTAACTTTCTTTAAATAGCTCATGGTAATAATTTTACCAATCTCTGCACCAAGGTCTCGGTCTTCAGTAATAACATACAAATCTGGCATAGTATTGTTACGATGATTCACGCTTACAATAGAGCCACCATTTGCAGGAGTGATGCGAATATCAATACCCTCGCTGAACTCATGATGCGAGCCGACATTATAAGACCCGCCTAACACGCTCATGCCGGGTATAGCACCATAACCTGACCCTGCACCTGTTATATTAACACTTTGACTCATAGTCTAATTAGCTCCATAGCAACAATTTGGCCAATACGATGTGCAACATCTTCTTCCCCGTCGGGTATAACGTAAGTCTTAGTATTGCTTTCATCCTTGCGTCGATCGTATGTACGCATCTGAACAATAGTTCCGCCTTCTGCTGGCATAACCGTAAAACGCATACCTTCGATATCAGCTTCGTCACGTTCGCGGACGGATATTTTGCTCGACGCTGTTATTTCGTTAGACGGAAAAATAAAGTTGTGCAGTTTACGTCTAATCCAATTAATCATGTTTCTTTTCTTCCTCTAATGTTAGTGCCTTCATAATTTCAAGGCGTTCGTATGCTTCTTTTAATCCCGGATGTTTTTCCATCAAGGACTTTAGTTTAAATTCTTCATCACGCTTTTGCTTTGCCCAGTCTAACAAGACTTCAGCTTCACCGGTTAATCCCACACTGGCATATCCCATGTTTAATGTAACCCACGTACTGCCATCAAACACTTCCATGTTTTGATTGCTAGTATTGTAACGCATATTGCCTACTCCTTGCAAGCCACTGTAACCATTTACATAAGTGCTAGCGGAACCACCGGACACTTGCATATAGCGCCCGGCTTGCATAATATCTTTAATCATTTGCTATTGTTGATAGTTGTTGATGTATTGCTGGCCAAAGGTCTTCGAAGGTTGTAGTCTTCTTTAACGATTGTTCAATGCCACTGTTAAATTTGAGAATCTCACGTGCCCTTACTTTATCATCAGTTGACCCGTCGGATGCAAAGCTAACGCCGTTAACAGCCATTTCTCTATACTTAACTAATGTCTCGGTTAACACATGTGGGTTGTCTTTGTATTTTGCCAATACTGCATCGATGTTTTGTATCGCTAAGTCTCGCAACTCCTTAGGCATGTATCTAATGTCAAGTTGGTGCGGAGCAAAAATATCACACCAAAAGATTTTTAAATCATTTTCGACACAGAAGTCACAGTACTCGAGTAAGTCAAACGCACAATATATACCATACGCAGGGTGTGCAGTTATATACTGATGAGATGCAGTGAGTATTTGAATATTTTTCTTAAACGTTTCCCAGCTAGCACCGTTGCGAACGTATTCAAACTTATCACCGATGGACTCGAAACTAATTAGCCAATTACATGCAATAGATTCGCCGTAATGTTGTACAGTTTTCCACACTGGGTTGTTTTCAAGGGGCACACTCAAGTTTGTAGTGATTGCCACTTTTAATTGTCTGTCTGGTTTTTGCAGTATTTCGAGTATCTTATATGTATTCTTTTGCAACAGTGGCTCACCGCCACCAAGCATAATGCCTGTAATAGTGTCAGCATGGGCTGTTAAGTAGTCTAAGATACCGTTACTTTCGACACTAATAAGATTAATTGGGATAGATAGTTTCTTAGACCACTCTGTGCTATTATTTGGCCCGCAATAGGTGCATGATAAGTTGCATAAGTTACTTTGATTTACTGCAACCGACATTGGGTAATTCTTAGACGGATCAGAATCAATAAGTTTGATAGTTTCTGGTCCGCCCCAATCGTTAGTTAGTAAACGTTCAGACCTACCGCCGTGTTTTTCGGCATTCTTACAGTAAGAACATACCGGGTGCCACGTTTCGTGTTTAATACATTCTTTTATTTCGTTAACAATGGGCCCATTGAGAATATCTTCAATTGGCGCATCCTTGAGATTTCCAACGTTGCCGGAGTAGGAACAAATACCGACATTGCCGTCGTGTGTAACTCGTACATTAATCCACGGGTTAACACAAAAAGTTTTGCTACTTGAAACGCTCATGCAAAAACGATCCAAATAATAAACAAATAAGTTAGTTGGTGGAGTAGTTGGTCAAGACCAAGCCACATCCAGAACTCTGGTGTTTCTACTGTGTAGTTCTTACGCTTGTTAATATTAATTTTAGCCCAGTCGATGTGGTAGTGTAATGCAAAGTCAATAAATGCAATTACCCCAGCAAATGCAATATAATCTAAACCAGTGACACATAGTACGGCAAGCATAGTACCGATACCCTGCTTGGCGCTGTGCGCAATACCAGCAGCATCGCCGTAGATACCTTTGCTGTGTACTTCTTCCATGCTTTGATTAACAAAGTCGACGTACCAATGTTTAATTTGTAACAATACTAACAGTGAAATTACGGCTTCTAACATTATTTGACTCCGAAGTGTTGTTTTAGTTCTATTGCAACTTCTACCATACCGTCATCCTCTAATTTTTGACAGCATTCCTTGACGACCATCTCGCCAAACTTTTCTAATAGATCACCGCCTACCCCAGGATAGTGGCTACCGCCAACTGCTAATGCAATATCAAAGAATTTCTTATTTTTTATTTTGCTCATTGTGTTGCCTATACATTTCTCTACATTGTTGTTTTACTTCTACAGGGAAGTCTGGACTAATTTCTGCCATTCTGCAATCATACCTAACTTGATGCACTCCAGTGGCAATGTAAAAACATGCCACTAGTGCAATTGCACCAATAAAGCCTTGTGCAATAAGTTTAAGAATAGTCATCTTTTAGCGCATCAAACGTTTGCTGATGTTGTTCTTGGATGTACATTGTAGCAACCTTAAGCATAAACGCCGCATGTTCATAACTTACAGGAATTACAACTTTATCGCCGCGTTCAAGTTCTTCGAGTAGGATTAGTCGTTCAGTTGGTGTATGTGGAATCATATTAGTCCATTAATTTAAGAAAACGCCATGCTACGTAGAACATAGGAATGCCTACAATAAATGCACAGATAATGTTTAGTGTTGTATTGTCAGTCATTATGAGTTCCGTAGAATACTAGCAGTCTGCTCTACTTCGGGGTACTGTGCTGACAGGAATGTTACATATTGCGTGGCCTGCTCGCCTAGGCGAGTAAGTTCGTACTTGCCGCAAAACTTTAAAAACTTTCCGCCAACCATTGGGACATTCTTTGTTACACTATTTTCAGCAATAGTTTCTGCAATCCAAACTTTAACGTGATCTGGCTGTGCAGACAAATCAATCAACGTCTTGTTGCGCTCGTAATCGTCGAGAACCCTATGCTCAACCTCATTGTGATCTGTCCATTTCTGCAACATGAGATTATTCCATGCGAATCCTTTAGATGTTCGATCTGCAAAGGCTTCGAGCAATCCAATTTTATTTTTCGTGCCCTTAGTACGGACACCAGGGTACGCCGAGAAGACGTTGTCAGTCGGATCTCCCCTGATGCACTTCTCAAATAGGATCCATTCTGGTGCTGGAATAGTTTTTGGTTCCTTAGTTTTTTTATCTTTGACTGGGGCACCTTTTTTGTCAAAAATCCCCTTTGTGGTGTGAAGCTCATCACTTATCCCATTATATTGAACTACGTTGTCTGCAAGCAGTTGGTGGAAGTCAGAGTCGCTCGAAACGATTACGTGCTCGTCTGCAGGGTGTGCTTGAATCCATCCTGCCACCAAGTCATCCGCTTCCAAGTTTTCGTGCCGGAGAACAGTACAATTGGTACTTTCTGTGATAAAGGTTTTGAGTGCGTCAAAAGTTTCCCAAAAGAGTTGATCTTCTTCTTGCTCTTGCTCTGTGAGTGCCGCACGGGCAACTGCACGGTTTTTCTTGTACGGCTCATAAAAGTCCTTACGCCACGAACGACCTTCTAAACAGAAAACAACGTGGTCTGCTTTTTGTTCTCTAAATGCTTTTGCTACACTACCAAGAGTAACGTGTAATGCAAAACCTAATTTGTCCCAAGTGTCACTTTGACGATGCGCCGCATGTCGGGCACGAAAGAATGTATTTGCGGTGTCAACGATAAGATATTTCATGTAGTTATAATAGCATATTATGCTAATTGAGTCAAATGCGGAACAAGGAATTCTGCCCATTTGGTGTGAGCATCTTTACCATAATGGTAATTATTTTCGCTTACGGTTTTGAGTCCGTGTTTTTTAAGCCAGTAATAATATGTAAAGTCTTGATTGTAAGGATCAATATAGCTATTGTGCCAATTGTGCAATGGCGGGCGATTATCTGTGGTAACTAATTGGTTATGTACAATTGGTGCAAAGTCGGTGTAGGTATTAAAGAATAAATGTCGAATACCGCGATGGCGCAGGCTTAGATGAAACTGGTATATTTTATCGTGCCAGAATAGCATTTTGCGCTCACGCTCAACATCATCTTGCTTGATAACCCACTCTTTGTATTTAGTTTGCAATTCCGGTGGTACTTGGTCACGGCCACTTGCGTTAACTTGGTAGTATGTGCTGTTGTGCAACCATTCTTCACGTTCCCAGGTTGTCCATCCTATTAGGATAAACAAATTTTCAATATTGGCTGTTTCTAAAAAGATTTCAGTGCTACGCATAATGCGGTCGTTACTGGCACCACTTTCACCGTGATTAATCCAGTCCCAGTTTAACATTTCTGCAGCCTGGACACCGTAGCTAGCTAATATATTGTCTCGGTAGCCGTGGCGGTGTGGCGTGCCCCAATGCTTGCCTTCGTCATTTGCAAAACTGTATGGGGCCATTGCATCTGCGCCCACACTGTGACTATCACCGTTTATGTAAAGGATCATTTTGTTTTTGTCGGCACATCATGTTTGACCAGTTCTACTATTACCCTTAGTTGCTCGAGTATATCCTGAACTGCTGGAACACTTTGATGCTCCCACGCTTCATCTAGCAATTTTTGTAGCCGAATTCTCTGCTCAAATGAACTATCAATCATATACAAGAACGTGTGGCCATCAGCCCTTAACTTCTGCATATGAACACCGGTTGTGCTTCCCGGAATAGCGGACGTAACCAAAATGTCAGACCCAACGGGCGGTGCCTGATTGAAACTAACAGCATTGGACGTTGCAGTATAATCAATTCCTGGAATCTGCTTTAGACCATTTACGTGTACTTGAATCATTCTTGATATGCTGGGTTAGGAACTTCTAGTTCAAAGACATAAAATTTATTATTGTCTTTGTCCTTAAGAACTTCTAATGTACGATTTTGTTCTGCTTCGCTTAGTGTTAAGTAAAACCCTGAACCAATATAGTTATTGCCACCAGCAGGCACAGAACCAGTAGTCGAAAAGTTCAACCCTGTGCTAGTACTCATTCTAACCAATTGATAGATTTTAAGAGTCTTTGGTGCTTCTAATGGTTGCATTAACTTACTCCTGTTTTGCCGTCACCTAGATCCTCTTTAACGGCAGAACGGCCTTTTGGTTGATTAGCTTCCCATTGCTCAAAGTTTTCCTGTAGAATGTTACGACATACAGTTTGGAACCAGCGGTCGACAATAACGTTCTCTGGTTCGTTCGCTTGTGCTTGGTATCCGGCACGAACTAACTGCACAATAAACTTGTCGTTCCAGTCTAATTCAAACGCACCATTGCCGACATCACTTGGGTCAAGTTCCACGCTAATAATATTAACGTAAGGCTCGCCTTTTTCTGTTGCTATTTCCTTGGGGCTCTTGCCTTTAACTTTTAATTTAGGCGTAGCAGCTTTTGGTGTAGTAGTGTCGGCCTTCTTAGCACGTGGGGTACGTGTAGTTGTTTTTGCTGTAGTAGTTGTTTTTCGGGTTGCCATTTAATTTTCCTCTAATAGATACACTGGATCTGGATCTAATGCACAGGTCAGTGTAATGCGTGGGTATAGTTTAGCAGGATTAATAACTTGATGCAACTCTCTTACTCTAATAATAGTAGGTTGATCGATAGTTACACTTGCTTCGCATTTTACATTCTCGGGGTCGTGATGCGTGTAAGTAATGCCATTTGGTAAAGTTTTAACAACTGGATCCCATTTAATGGAGCTAAAGAACTTAGTTTCAGTACCTTTGCAATTTAACACTGGGATATTAACTCGTGCAATGCGCTCGGGAAACCCCGGAAAGAAATCGCGGTCTTGGTGTATATTGGATTCTTCGCCCCATAGTACTAAGAACGAGATTCTTAGTAAATCGAACCCAGCTTGTTTAAAGACCGGGTCCAATTGCTCATAGCAATACGAATGTGTATCTCTATTTAAGATGTTCCAAAAAGCACGATCGTCAAGAATTCTAGTATTGTCTTTAACAAACTTGTGAATCTTTACTGCCGCTGGCTTCCAGCCTTGTAGTTCGATGTGCTTAAAGTATTTCAAAACAGATCGACCTTTTCCCAAGGCAAATAGTCTTTGCCGAAATGTCCGTAGTTAGTTGTAGAACTATAGATAGGACGGAACAATTTAAAATGATTAATAATACCTAGCGGAGTTAAGTCAATCATTGTGGGGATTGTAGCAGTTAATGAACGTGCTAGTTCTTTGTCCTCGCACTCAACATAAAAGCTCATTGGATCTTTCATACCAATAGCGTAACTAATTTGACATGTGGCCCAATTTGCTTGCCCGCTTGCTACAATGTTCTTAGCAATATAGCGCATCATATAGGCAGCACTTCTATCAACCTTAGTAGGATCTTTGCCGCTGAATGCTCCCCCTCCGTGAGGGCTATAGCCACCATAAGTATCAACGATGATTTTACGACCAGTAAGACCAGTATCGCCATCAGGCCCCCCAACAACAAAACGTCCAGTAGGGTTAATAAAGAATTCGGTGTTAGCATCGATAAACTCCTGCGGTAAAACCTTTCTAATTTCAAACTCGACGCCGTTGCGAAGATTTCCGATTGGGATGTCTTCGCGATGTTGCGTTGAACATACTACTTTGGCGATACGCTTAGGGGTACCATCATCGTTGTATTCAAATGTAACTTGGCTCTTAGCATCAGGTCCGAGATAGGTCATACCACCACCTTTACGCAGTTTTGCTAAATGTTCTACAATCTTATGACTGTAGTAAATTGCGCTTGGCATGTAGTTAGATGTTTCGTTACATGCGTACCCAAACATCAACCCTTGATCACCTGCGCCAAAATTGTCTGTGCCCAGGGCAATGTCTGCTGATTGTCCGTGTAAAAGGTTTGTAATGTCAAGTGTTTGCCAGTTAAATCCATCTTGCTCGTAGCCAATGTTTTTAACAGTCTTACGAATAGCCGCTTCAACTTCTTCATTGTGTAAGATCCCTTTGTATTCTCCTGCAACTACTACTTGATTAGTAGTGACTAATGTTTCACATGCACAACGTAGTGCTGGATCTTCTTTTTCCATTACTAAATCTAAGATTGCATCGCTAATAGCGTCTGCAACTTTATCTGGGTGTCCTTCTGACACACTTTCACTTGTAAATAGATAACTCATTAATTTCCTTTTAGTTTCCAAATAAGATGTTCATTTTTATCGTGCCATTGATAATCAATGATTGAATCGCCGGGTCCTGTTAATATTGACATGCCTTGATATGCAAATACTAACCATATAAGTTTGTTGGTTAAACTGCAACGATGAGGCATCCATGCAAATGTTAATTCCCATCCCACACAATTGCGATGGAACCAACCCTGTTCGGTAAAGTTTATTTGCCCCAACCGTTGCCCCACAAATCAACGTGTAGACGTGGACTGTAGTTGTAGCCTTTAGTTAATGCCCAGTCTGCAACTCGAACACGATTTTGTGCATAAGGAGTAACAACACCACCTTGTGGCATTACATATACTGGGCCATTAAAGCCTAGCGCACGATACTGTGCAACTGCACGATCTACTTCTTCAAAGTGTTGTTCTGTTTCAACAACAAACTTTAAGTAAGTAAAACCGTAGTCTTGGTACATACGCACAATCTCTGGGCGAATAGCATCTTCCCAGTTCTCGCCGGATGCACTTAGTTTAGGGCTAACACTAAAGGTAACCTCATTACCTGCAATGTCGCCCCACTCTAACAAGTAATCGATAAACTTACTTTGTAGAGTTTGCGTACCGTTTGTTTCAAACGTAATGTTACGCAGGTCTTGCATACGTTCATGGCTTAACAGTTCTTGGTATGCACGTTGCCAACCTAGTAGCGGCTCACCACCTGTAATAACAAGATGTACATCGTTGCCATTGTCTTGCACCCACTTATTGTTGGGGGTTAGGGCAAGCATTTCATCTACTAGTACGCTAGTTTCTTTTGTTGGACTTAGTTCTTTGAACGCAGGATGCCACGATGCATAACTGTCACACCCGGTGTTAACAAGCGGAAGGCTAAGAAAGTCTTTATACAAGTGGATATTCTTTGCCACTTCGTCTGCTTCCGTACTCTTTTGACCTGGCGCACACCCAAAGCCGGAACACGTAAAGTTACAACCATAGGTACGCAGGAATACTGAAGGAACGCCCACAAAACGACCCTCACCTTGTGCAGAATAAAATAGTTCACTTACTTTGAGTTTCATCTGTTTCTTCTTTAAAAATAGTTGACCAAACTTTTAGTTTAGCAATCTTGTTGTCACTAGCGGTATCTAGTTCTTCTTTGCTAATTAACCCACTAACAACACACAAGTCTATCATTGCTTGTAAGTCGCCTAGCTCTTCGGCTAAGTGTTGGCGGTTTGTCTTAGGTTTGCCTGGCTTAAAATTATCTAGCCCAAAGCGATAGCATTTAGATATAGCTTGGGTGACTTCTGCACATTCTTCTTGAGTAATAAGCAGAATTTCGTTTTCTTTATCATTCATCAAAATATTCCTTAACTAGGTTAGCAACAGTTTTGCCTGTATAAGGCCCTAAAGTCCAACCTAGATGTCCGTGTCCTGTATTATAAAACACTTTCTCGTGTTTGTCACTCTGTTTGAGTATAGGCATCATGTTTGGAGTCATAGGACGAAGACAAGCATACTGGCTATAATCATGAGTATTAATGTTCGGGAAATTTGTATGTACCCATTTGAGCAATGGTTCGATTCGGTCTCTGGTAATGTCATAATTTTCGCCTGCTAGCTCTGCGGTACCTGCAACCCGGAAACGATTGCCCAAACTTGCTGTAACAATTTTAGCTTCGTCGTCTAGTAAACTAACTGTGGGCAAGTGCCTAGGGTCAACGTTGTTAATAGTAATAGAGTATCCTTTAACTGGATACACATCAATTGTGTCGCCTACTGTTTTTGCTAGCGCGGTGCTGCCAACACCATTGGCAATAATAATAGCATCGTACCCAAATTGGATTTCGTCAATTGCATCAACTTTGCAATTATAGTGAAACTCAACATTGTATTTCTTTTGTAAGATTTCTGCTAGTGCGTAGCAAAACTTGTGAATGTCGCCGGTCCAGTCACTAGGTGTATATGTTGCACCAATAACACCTTTAACGTCTGCGAGATCTTTAATAGTTCCGGGATTAACAATTTTACGGTCCAGGCCATTTGCGTTGTATAGCTCTGTAACCTGTTGCGCATTTTCCCAATAGCTTGGGTTCTTATAAAAATGCACAATACCGCAAGCACTCTTGTCAAAGTAGATACCTTCTTCTTGTCGAATTTCTTCGTAAAGCTCTCTACTAATTAAACCCATGCGAACAGTTTCGGCGGTGTTCTTGTCGCCCTCGCCTTTGGCAGTGGTTAACATAAACTTAAATGCCCAACGCCACATAGCCCAGTCTAAGCGCCACGGCTTAAACAATAGTGGAGCATCTTTAGTGAACATCCACTTAACGGCTTTTTTAACATTAGGCCAGCTGGTCCATGTTTCGCTATTACTAACTGAAATTTGCCCGCCATTTGCAAAGCTAGTCTTCATGCCAGCATAACGTTCGGCTTCGATTACTTCTACTGCATATCCTTCTTTTGCAAGATAATACGCTGTGGTGAGACCGGTAATACCGGCACCAATTACTGCTACTCTTTTTTTCAAATTATACTCCACAATCCATGCGCCATGGGCACCGACTTAACATTAGTGTACTGCAATCGTCGTACCCAAAACAAACAGGTTGCACTGATCCTCGTTTTAGTCTAATAAGCGTATGTATTTGCATACGCTCATCACTGCTGCCTTTGCCCTGATTGCTAAGGGCAGCTTCTTGGTTTAATAAATCCTGCAGAGTTATTTCTTTGTCTGCAGGTTCAGGAAACTTATCCATTAGGATAGTAGGTCCTCGTTCCATTCGCGGTGTCCTTCACGGTATGCCATGTTGCTTTGAGTTTCACGTACTTCAACGCGGTAGCACCATAGGCGTTCTGCTTCGCCTGGGCCCCACATCTCGGGAATGTAAACGCCATTGACATACTTGTAAAGCATATCTGAGAGTGCTTCGCATCCTAGTGCTGGTAGCACAACGATCTTGGCCATTTTCTTTTCTTGTAGCAGTTTGAATGTTTCCATTTCTGGATCATCTTGTGCAACAATAAGCGTATGGTCAAATTGATCTTCTAGTGTTCGCTTTAGTTCTTTAAGGCCGCCGTAGTCAGCTGCCCAGTTACGTACATCTAGGTCATTAGTTCCAAAATAGAACTTCATGCTAAATGCGTAGCCGTGAATCAAGTTGCAATGCGAGTCAGCACGCCATTGGCGGTATGCTACTGGAAATGCGTTATGATATTCTTTTGTGCTTGTGTACTTGTATTGTACTGGTGTCATGCTTTTTCTCCTATGTTAAATTTTAGCATAGGCTTGCAGAATTTGTATAGCGGGATGAATGCCGGAAAGGCCGCTTGTTGAACATGTATTTATGCCCACCAGTTTTCCCAGGGAAAAACACACCAAACATCTTCTTCAGCTTTGTTGATGCTATGCCCTGCATAACTGATTTCTTTAAATTCACTTGCTTCGTTGTTAACTAAAACAGCAAAGCGAACGTTGGCTCCCCAGACATCTTCCCACGCTAGTGCATGAGGTAAGCATCCGCTTTGCCAATCTTTTTTGATCCAATTAATAGTTGAACCTTGGTCATTAATGTCGTCAATAACCAAAATGTTGTGACGCTTGCTCGGGCGACTGCCACCTTCTTCATAACCAAATGCGTCTTCTGCCATCCACAAGTTGCTTTCGCTACCATCATCTGTACCGTCACGTAGGCGAACATTGAGTGTATGCATAGGCACATTCATGTAGTGGCTAAGCATGGTGGCAGGGATTAGTCCACCCCGTGTTAGGCCCACAATATAATCTGGACGCCAGTTATCAGCAACCATGCCGCGGATAACATTGTGCAGGTATCCTTGGATATCCTGTTGCGAATAATGAACTTTTTTAGACATGAAAGTCTTGTCCCATGTTGTGTTGTTGTACATGCTCGTTAAACTTAATTAAGAACACGCTTGCTGTGCTAGCATCATCTCCGTGAAAGTTAAGTCTAACTCCACCGGATCCATCCTGACGCCAGTAACTCTGCTTGCCTTTGCCGTATTTTACTAAAGGCTTTGTACTTTCGCGACCTTTGCGGTCCCACTCCATTTTATGTGTAACTTCACCACCAATCAGTTTAAACCACTCAACCATATCGTCGGTTAACGTGTCAATTTCGATTGCAATAAAGTAGTTAACAGTTACGCCAGGGGGTAGTGCTATCATTGGTTTACAAATCTTCCTATAATTTGTGCAAGTTCTTCGTATTTCCCATCAAACATGTGTACCCCAGTTAAACAAGGATGACCTGCCGCTGGAATGTACGAAGTAACAATTGCAAAGTCAACTTTGGATGTTGAGCGTTGTTTTACTTTATCAAAATTTTGTTGTGCAGTCCCAAGCGGCGTGTCAAAACATGCATCTTCTTTGTGATGAATAAACAACACCGGCACATTAACCACGTCGGGGATTTTAATAATGTCTCGAGCACCGGAAACAACAATACCACTAATTAAATTGGGTTTGTTTTGTTTTTGAAGTGCCGAATATACTTCAAATGCACTAATGGACCCGTTGCTATGGCCGTAAACCCAAATTGGTTTATTTGTTTTGGCCTTAATAACTTCTAATGCACTAATCATACGACTAATGTGTGCCTCAGTCCAACGTCCGCTTGCTTGGTGTGTCATGCCTAGTGGGTATGGACTGTTTACAAAAGCACCCGAACTATTTGGGATTATTGTAACTGTGCCGCCAATGCCCCTGACAGGGGTGCCAGAGCGTTTCCATACACGATCCATTTTAAATGAGCCGTCGCCACCTGGGAAAAACACTACTATGTTCTTTGTACCGGGGTCGTCCCACAACATAATTTTAGTTGGATCGGCGCTAGCAAAAAACCCCGTTTCTGTTGACGGGACTTCGATTAATTCATCGCTATGTGCAAATGTGGAAAATGCAAGCAAAAGTATTACCAAAAAATGTTTAACCATTTTAACTCTCCTTTGCTTGCATTATAGCACAGAGTGCCATTTACCTCAAATTAACGTGGGGCAAAGTCCTGTTGTAGCTTAATGTTATCAAAGAACTCTTTCTTAACACCAGCGTCTGTTTTAAATGCACCGTGTAATACGGTAGTTTGTGTTAGGCTTGAGTGAGCCATGATGCCTCGGTTCTCGCAGCATCCGTGCGTAGCTTGAATGTAGACACCAACGTCGGCGGAATTGGTAGCAGCCATAATCTCTTTAGCGATGTCCATGCAAAGCTCTTCTTGTAACGTGCCACGTCGAGCGCACCACTGGGCAATACGCGAGTACTTACTAAGTCCAATGAGCTTGGGACCAGCAATGATTCCAATGTAAGCCACACCCGAAACAGGTTGATGGTGGTGTGAACACATACTCTTGAGCTCACTACGAACGACCAACATGCCGTCATACGCACCCTCTGTATCATTTGGGAAAGCCGTCGGGTTCGGAGACTCCTCATATCTACCAGACATAATTTCATATACATACATCTTTGCTAAACGGCGTGCCGTATCCATTGAGTTTGGATCTGTTTGACGGTCGATAATTAAACTGTCAAGCACACCTTCAAATTTAGTTGTTAGCTCATCTACTAACATATCTTTTTCTTTGTCTGTAATAAACTCGGAAATGTTGTCACCTGCCCAGAAACGCTTGTCTGCGTCTTTAAGGCGTTTACGAATAACTTGTGATAAATTTAAACTGTTGTCTGTCATATTAGTCCTGGATAGTGATTGTTCTTAAGTCTGGGTATTCTACAAACTTTGGTGCTCGAGGATTTTCCTTAATACCTTCAAGTAGTGCAATACCTAACTCTGCTTCTTCGATTGTTGGCTTATAATGGTAACCTACCTTAAACACTTGTTGCGTATGCCAAGGTAGAGTATTTAGGTCGCGCCCATCATACCGCATACGAATTATCTCATCATACGCTGCTTTGTCATCTAACAGTATAGCACCACCGCGACCTATATGTAAAGGCTTTCCGTTACCAAAGCTCAAGCATTGTATCATGCCGGGGCGGTACATATCCTTTTCAAGCCTACGTGCGCTATCCCAAATACGTGTGCCTTCGAACTTGTATTCTCCAACCCATTGTTGTCTATGTGACAAGTGGTCTGGAAAGTAGCTATAGTCAATGCCTAGTTTGTGCATAGTCATTGGTATGCTAAGATATGTAAATGGTGTAAATGCACAATCTGTAATCTTGTCATATCGCAAACACAACTCGATGGCATGTGTGCAACAGTCTGTCATAATAGCATACGGAGCACCAGTATACTCCGCTAGCTTTTGTTCAAATTGAAATATTTTATCGAATCCCACTACTATACCACTTATATGCTGAATCAATGATTGTTTCTATGTCACTAAACATGGGTTCCCATCCTAGTAACTCTTTTGCCGAGTGCGCATCTGCTACCAACTCATCCGGGTCACCAGCACGGCGCTGCCCAAAGTTAACATGTGCTAATCCATAACGACCATACACATAGTCAACAATTTGTTTATTGCTAACACCAGAGTTTGTGCCTAAGTTAAAGATCATTGATATTGCAGTTGTGTTTTCGTCAACTACGTTATCAACAAATGTTGCGGCTTTAACGTGCGCAGATGCAATATCCCAAACGTGAACGTAATCGCGAATACAAGTACCATCGGGTGTATTATAATCGTCACCATTGATAGTAAATGCTCGCTTTGCAAGACTTGCTTCTAGTACACGGGCAACAATGTGTGTAGCACCTAGCTCTTGTCCTAAGTCGTGATTAATAGGCTCTGCCCCTGCGGCGTTAAAGTAACGGAAACAAATGCTGTTAATACCATACGCAGAGCAATAATCACGTAGGATTAACTCTGTCATGTATTTTGTATTGCCGTAAGGACTAATAGGTGCTTTGGGATCTAATTCGTTAACTGGTAAGCGCACAGGATTGCCGTAGACGCTTGCGCTACTAGAGAACATAATTAAAGGCTTTTTGTCCATACCTTTAACTACGTTAAGTAACGCAATAGTCTTTACAATATTGTTTTCGTAATACTCAGCAGGATTTAACACCGACGGGCCAACTAAACTTGTGCCTGCACAGTGAACAATAACATCTGGCTGTAAGTCAATTATTGTTGCTAACGACTCATCTGTGGCAAAGTCATCAATGTAGTATCCGTCAATGTCCTTTAACGTGTGGTCACGCTGTACACGATCGATAATGTGTACAGTATCCCCGTTCATTTTAAACGCTCGCGCAACATGGCTACCAATGTAGCCACACCCGCCTGTTACTATAATTGTTTTATTCATTTATTTCAGAAAGATACCAAAAAAGCCTTTGAATAGGATTGCAAAGAACTCGTAGATCCATGTAATAACTGCAATGGGACTTGCATCAAAGAAGTACCATATTGCCGCTAGGACAATAATAACTGCCCAGGCGTTTGCAGCTGGTGATGGACGAGCCTCTGCAACTAATTGCGTGTGGCAGTGCGGGCATATACTAGCGTACTTGTGAACAAG